GGGACTAATCCTTCCGGACATCCTCTAACAGTGGTTATCAACTCCTTAGTTAACAGTTTGTATATGCGTTATGCATACTGTGAAATTGTAGGTGGAGGTGATTGCGATGATTTCCAAAAGTATGTGAGATTATTCACATATGGTGATGACAACATTATGGGTGTTTCACCCACCGTTGACTTTTCACACACACGTATTCAGGAGGCCTTAGCCAGGATTGGTGTTACGTACACCATGGCAGACAAGGAAGCCGAAACAAAGCCTTTTATCAATATCTCTGAAACTTCTTTTTTGAAGCGACAGTGGCGATATGAGGAGGAGTTAAATCTCTACACATGCCCATTGGAGATGGAATCAATTTTGAAATCATTGACAGTGTGGTTACCATCGAAGACCATTTGTAAAGAGGAACAGATGGTGGCAGTCATTTCGAGTGCCAATTCTGAATTCTTCTTTCATGGCAAAGAAATCTTTGAGAAGCATCATGCTTTCTTTAAGAAAACCCTCGCTATTGAACCCTACTCATGTTTTGTTCAAGAAAATACTCTCCCAGATTGGGACGCCTTGAAATATAGGTTTGTGGAGGCGTATAAGGGGGGAAGTCCTAGTCTCGCTGTCCGGGAATTGGCATTCCTAGATAGTGAAAAAACAACTGTCACCTAATCAATTAAATAAGAGAATAAATGAAGTTGTTGAGGAGTTCACCGAAAGTATCTCCCTTTGTCCGATGTTTAAGAGCACGTCGTACAGAAGTAATAAGTCTCTTTTTTGTTTGCAGTCTGAGGAAACCACCGAAGTCTTACAGGAAGTAACAACCTTCGTTGATACTGACCATGGAGAATTGGTGATGGCCTCTAACGCAGATGACACTATAGCTAGTGTAGATGCAACAAGTGAGGCAACGCTTGCGAATTTTCTTTCGCGGCCTGTCACAGTTGACACCTTCACCTGGTCCACTACGGATCCGGTAGGAGTGCGTCGGTCGCTAGGCATTTGGCAAAATCTAATGGCAAACACTGCTGTGAAGAATAAGCTGAATAATTTCGCGTATATTAGAGCAAAATTGCACATTAAAACTGTGATTAATGCTAC